AAAATTAAGAATATTGATGACAAAAAATGCACAATGTAAAATAAATATACAAACGGTAAAAACAAAATTATTAACTACAGCTTTAAATATAACAAGAAAGAATAAATGGCTATTTATAAAATAATAGCCATTTTTTTTAAACCTTATCAAATAATTTATGCCTTTTATATTAAAACTTTTTTATTTTTTGCGCTAGACGTCATAGAATTTATTTAAAACTATTGCTATTAACAAAATATGTCATTTGTATCGTTTAGAGTTTTTTTATTATGTATTTAGTTATAAAGAATGGCTACAAATCTTTATAACTAATTTCCATTAAATTATCCTTCAGAAATCGTTGTATTATGTGCATCGATTTCTTTTTGTTTAACATATTGAACTATAAGCAATTCCAAAGGCTCAAGTTTAATTTTAGTATTTTCGTCTAAAAAACTATATATTTTTGCTATTTCATCAACCTTTAAAAAATCTTTAGTTTCTGTTGCTTTTTTCCCTCTAATTAACGTATTGAACACTAATTCAATCCATGTATCATTGAATTTTTCTTTTAGATAATTTTTGTCTACTTTCGCTTTGTCAAGAATAGATTTTATCCCGTTGTTTATCATTTCTTCTAGTGGGTTTACCATTTTTTTTCCCCCCCCCCAATTTTTTTGTTTTTTTACATACAAACTATAACACAAGAAAAATTAAAAGTCAATACAAATATTATTTTAATATGTAAATTAAACGTTACATTTCTCTATATATATTATATACGTATATTATATATATATCTACGTACGCGCGCGCGCGCGTTTATATATATTTTTATAGTTTTAATATATTTTTCGGGTCCATTTTCGCCCCTTTGGAAGAGAATTTTGAGATTTAATCCGGTACAGTTTTAGTCTCAATCCGGTACAGTTTTAGTCTCAATCCGGTACAGTTTTAGTCTCAATCCGGTACAGTTTTTAGCGAGTCTCATAACTAGCGGAATTAAATAAAATAAGTTTTCATAAATTTTGTGGTTTCCTCTTGAAAAATTATTTTTCTATTGACAAACTATTAGTAAATGTGTTATTATTATTTTTTGTTGGAGGAGATAAATATGTATAAAAATAAAATCAAAAAAAATGCCTTAGTTATAAAAACAAATAAATTAAATGAGGCACAATATGAAGATATATCGGCTGAAGGTTTAAAATTATCTATTGTTTATTTTTCTCAAATAAATCCTAGCGATATCTCTACACGAATTGTTAGATTTACTCTTGCTGAATTTACACGAGCTATGGATTTAAAAGAAGGCAAAAATATACAGTATTTTAAAAACATAGCCAAAAAGCTATTGTCACAAGTTGCTTCTGTTCCAAATAGTAGCGGTGGGTTTAAGGCTTTCCCGCTTTTTAAAACTTTTGAATTGGACAAAGACAAAGAAACTGGTGAATGGTATATAGAAATAAATTCACATGATGATGCATTAGATCTAATGTTTAACTTTAAAAATAAATATTTTAAATATGAGCTGTGGAATATAATTTATTTGCGCTCTAACAATCAAATCCGCATATATGAGCTGTTAAAGCAATATGAAAATCTCGGTGAAAGAGAGTTGTTTATATCACAACTTAGATTTTTTTTGGATATTAAAGATAATCAATATATAGGATCTGATGGTTTTGAAAATTTTAAAAAAAAAGTGTTAAAACCATGTCAAAAAGCATTAAAAGAAAAAACTGATATTTGCTTTGATTTCAAAAAAGGAAAAACAGGTCGTGGGGGCAAGTGGTTATCTATTATTTTTACTATATATCCAAATATGGCTAAAAAGGCTTTAATAGAAAGCACTGCAAAAGAAATTAAAAAGGTTTTAAAGGAAAGAGTTAATAAAACAAATGAAAGTCTTGATAAACCAAACGAAACTACCACTACCACACAATATAAATACAATGGTTTTAAAAAGAAATATAATACCTCTAGAAAAAAACCAGGTCTCCCTGCTTTCGAGTATAAACAATGGGATTTTGACGCTTTAAGAAAAATTATTGATAAGACTGGCGAAGATGATGATGAAGACATTAACGACGATATAAATAAATTGTCTAATGAGATTTTGAATCATGGCTGATGAAGAAGAATATGCTAATTCATACTTATAAAATTTAAAATCTCAAAAAAATGTCATGTAAAAATATATGTCATTCTATATCTTGAACACTGTTTTAAAATAAAAAAGGATAACCAACAGCAACAATAAACATAAAAACATATTATCATCTCCTTCCAAAAAAATATCCAAAAGTATTACCTTTTATTTTTTTTGCAGTGGTGTTTGTCTCAGCATTTGCCACTGCTTTTTTTAACCTAATGGTAAAAATTTTTAATATGTGCTTATGTTATAATTGATATATTAAAAAAGCGGGTGACCGCATGGTATATAAAAATCATTTTGTGAATCTAACAAATTTTAAACCTAAGCTAAAAAAAAGATGGTTCCCCAAATAGCCATCTTTTTTTTGTGTTATAAGATTGTTATAATTTTAAAGGTGATAAAAATGTTTGAAGAATATACTTTTGAAGTGATATTAAATGCGATGTTGGCAAGAGTACCAGATACAATTGATAAAAGACAAGGTTCTATTGTATATAATGCGTTGGCTCCAGCAGCTGTCGAATTACAAAATATGTATATAAATTTGGATGTAATATTAAATGAAACGTTTGCTGATACCGCTTCAAGAGAATACTTAATAAAAAGAGCAGAAGAAAGGGGGATAACTCCTTATCCTGCTACACATTGTATAGTTAAAGCAGAAATAACGCCGTCAAGTTTGGAATTGAGTATTGGAGAAAGATTTTCTCTTGATAAATTTAATTATATTGTTACTGAAAAAATAAGTGATGGGAATTATAAATTACAATGTGAAGAAACAGGAGCACGAAATAACTGAAATATTAATACCAGGAGAAGATGAAGAAAGCACTGAAGATTTTAGAAAAAGATATTTTTTAAGCGTACAGACAGAAGCATTTGGTGGGAATGTAATTGATTATAAATATAAAACAAAATCGATAGATGGTGTTGGTGGTGTTAAAGTTTATCCTGTTTGGAATGGTGGCGGAACAGTAAAATTGGTGATACAAAATTCATTATTTCAACAGCCGAGTTTGACATTGATTGATCAGGTACAAACAATAATTGATCCGATACAAAATAGCGGTACTGGGTTAGGAATTGCACCAATAGGGCATGTCGTAACAGTTGCAGGAGTAGGGGTAGAAGATATCGATATAGTGTCAGAAATAACTTTGCAAGATGGTTATGTATGGGAAGATATTGAATTCAGATTGGGAAAACCAAAATAATATTATAGTCAGAATTTCTCAAATTGAAACACATTTATTAAATGTTTCTGGTATAATAGATGTTGCAGATACAGAGATAAACAATGTGGCAGAAAATTATCAGGCACAAGCAAATAATATTGTTGCATTAAATTCTTTGTCACCTGCATAGAAAAAAAAGGGGGAAAATTATGAATAAAGTAATATTACTTGGGCGTTTAACTAAAGATCCAGATGTCAGATATACACAAAGTGAGAATATGTTAGCTATAGCTAGATATACATTAGCGGTAGATAGACGGTTTAAAAAAGAAGGACAGCCATCAGCAGATTTTATAAATTGTGTTGCTTTTGGGAAGTCCGCTGAGTTTGCAGAAAAATATATGAAAAAAGGGAGATTATTTGGTGTTATAGGTAGAATACAAAATAGAAATTATGAGAATGATAAAAAAGAAAAAGTTTATGTTACTGAAATTGTTGTGGAAGAACAGTATTTTGCTGATAGTAAAAAAGACGATAAAAAAGATTTAAGTGAACTTTTAAAGACAGATGATGATAAATTAAAAGAATTAGATGACATTGATTTGCCATTTTAAAACTATCGCTTTTTGCTTTTAAAAACATTTTGATTGGTGGTGTTTTTTCTTATGTCGAATGAAACGATTAATAAAACTTTAGATTTAGAACTTTATATACAAAATTATGATAAGCAAATGTTTTTTCCGATAGTTAAAAATGAGATTATATGGGAAACATTTAGAAAAGATTCGCCTAGCAAATTAATGTTTACAGTCATAAAAGATAATCTTGTTTCGTTTAATGAGGGAAGCTTAGTAATATTTAGATATAAACAAAAAGATATATTTAAAGGTTTTGTTTTTGAAAAGTCAAGGGATAAAGAACATCATATAAAAGTTGTAGCATATGATCAGATGAGATATTTAAAAAATAAACATACTTATATATATGAGAATAAAACTGCTTCTGAATTAGTAAAAATGATAGCTTCTGATTTTGGTTTAGTTACTGGGGAAATACAAGATACAGGGTATAAGATATCTTCAAGAATAGAAGATAATACAACATTAATTGATATGATTCAGTTTGCTATATCAGAGACTTATTTAAATACAGGTAAGTTATTTACTTTATATGATGATGCAGGAAAATTGTCATTAGTAGATTTAAATACATTGCTTGTAAATGATATAATTATTAATGGTAATTCTACACAAAATTTTGATTATAAAACTACAATTGATAATGAAGTATATAACAAGATTATTTTGTATGAGGATATAGAAAAACAGCGTAAATTTTATCCAGAGCAAGATAATTTTAATGTTGATAGATGGGGAATATTACAATTAACTGAAAAATTAAATGAGAATGAAAATCCAACTAATAAGGCTAAAACTATGCTGAATTTATATAATAAAACTAATCGTTTGTTGACTATAAAAAATACATTAGGTGATATACGATTAAGAGCAGGTGCAACGGTATATTGTGATTTTGATCTTGGTGATTTGATATTACAACAATTAATGTTGGTCGAACATGCAACTCATAATTTTTCTAACGATCAATATTTTGCTGATTTACTTGTTAGTGGTTTTCAATATTGATAAAATGTGATTGTGAATAAAAAAAATGGAGTGATTTTAATATGAGCAAAATTATATTTGAGAGTGGTTTAGAATTAAATTGCAAATTTGTGGAATCAGCAAGACGTTATAGTCATGGTACGGATAGACAATGTTTAGTTATTTGTTTGGAAGAATGGAATAATATAGATTTAAAAACTTTTGAAAGTACACATTTGATGAATGGAACTATAACAATAAAAGAGAATAATAATGATTATGTATATACAAATTATGAGATATTTCATGAGCTTAAATATAATGGGACAGAATATATATTGACAATAGGGCAATTAACCGAGCAAGAGATTAAGTACAACGAACTTTTAAAACGTATAGAAGCATTGGAAAAATAATGGATATAAATTGGACGGTCAGAATAAATAATCCGATTTGGTGGTGGCAAGTATTTTTAGCTGTTTTTACACCATTATTAACTTATTACGGATTAAATTTTAAAGATTTAACAGGTTGGGATAAAGTATTTAAACTTTTAAAAGATGCACTATGTAACCCTTATATATTAGGAGTTATTGTAATTAATGTTTTAAATACAATAAATGATCCAACAACACAAGGAATAAATGATAGTGCAAGAGCAATGAAATATGTTTTTCCAAATTAATTTTTATTTTCTTGGAGGATTTTATATGGTTAAAAACAATATAAAAAAGATTATTCAAGAAAGAAATATTAGTGAATTGGAGTTAAGTGAAGCAATATTTGTCTCGTATCAAAGCGTGAACAGATGGTGTAATAATAAATATCAACCCAATATGGATTATGCGTTTTCAATTTGTGAATATTTGAAAGTTCCAATACAAGAAATGTTTGTATATAAAAAGCAAGCGGAGTGAATAAAAATGTTTTTAAATCTATTATGTAAGGAGGTAAAAAAAATGTTTTTAAATCTATTCAAACAGGATTTGCCAGAACAACCAATAACAATAAATTTGAAAGTTAACGAAAAACGCATTGTAGATTGGTTATTTTCAAAAGATAGATTGGAACAAATAGCAGGTAATAAGTACTATAAAGGAATACATGATATTTTATTTAGAAAAAGGACCGCAATAGGTAACGATGGGAAACTTATAGAAGTAGATAATTTGCCGAATAATAAAATAGTAGATAATCAATATAAAAAATTAGTTGACCAAAAGACAAATTATCTAGTAAGTAAAAGCGTTACTTTTTTAGCAGAATTAGCTGTTAATAAAAAACTTCAAGATGAAATTAACAAATATTTCGACTATGACTTTAATATATTGATGAAAGCTATTTGCGCTGATTCTCTTAATTGTGGCATTGGTTGGCTTTATGCTTACTATGACGAAAAAGGCAATTTTAAATTAAAAAGATTTGCTCCTTATGAAATTTTACCGATATGGGCAGACGAAGAAAAAACAGAACTTGAATTTGTTATTAGATTTTATGATATAAAAAAATATGTAAATGGTGAGTTTAAGATATGCCATAAAGTAGAAATATATAAACAAGATGGTATAGAATACTATAATTTTATTAATAACCAATTAATACAAGATACAACTAAAGAATCAGGAGCATATTTTAAAATTAACAATAAAAATTATAATTGGGGTAAAATACCAATAACTTATTTCAAATATAATTATTTTATGTTGCCTTTAATACGTGATTTAAAAACATTGCAAGACGTTCTAAATACTGCTTTGAGTGATTGGCGAAATGATATGCAGGAAGATAGCAGAAATTCGATATTAATATTAAAAAATTATGATGGTGAAAATTTAGGCGAGTTCAGACAGAATTTAGCAACTTATGGTGCGGTTAAAATTAGAGAAGATGGTGATGTT